AGAGTCATGAAAAAGCAGGTCAAGCTTTATTTCAAAGAAAGTTTATTCCTGCTAGATTAACTGATAATCCTTATTTAATGAAAGATGGTCAGTATGAAGCTATGCTTCGTTCTTTACCAGAAGTCGAAAGAAAAAGATTATTAGATGGGGATTGGGAAGTTGCAGAAGGTGCGGCTTTTCCAGAGTTTGCTAGACCTTTACATGTTATAGAACCGTTTGAGATTCCTATAGGGTGGCAAAGATTTCGTTCAGCAGACTATGGCTATGCATCACCATCATGTGTTCTATGGGGCACAATAGATTTTGATGGTAATATTTATATTTATCGTGAATTATATGGTGAAGGCTATACAGGTGAAAGATTAGCTCGTATAATTTTAGAAATGGAAAGACAAGACCCTCCTATGGCTATGTCTATTTTAGATACAAGTTGTTGGAATAGAACAGGACTAGGGCCAAGTATAGCTGAAACCATGATTAGAAATGGCGTTCGTTGGTTGCCTGCTGATAGAGATAGAATATCTGGTAAAGTAGAAGTTCATAGAAGATTATCTATTAATGAAAGAACTGGTGAACCTAAACTAAAAGTATTTGCAACTTGTACAAATTTAATTCGTACATTATCAAGTATACCAACATCAAAAATAAATCCAGAAGATGTTGATACTAAAGCTGATGACCATGCTTATGATGCACTAAGGTATATGATTATGACTAGACAATCTAATCAACCAACACTAAATAAGGCTTTAAATAGAATAAAAGAAAAAGCCTCTTATGAACCAGTAGATACAACCTTTGGATATTAATGACAGACGAAGAATTTAGAAAATTATATAATAAAGCTTATAAAGACATAATTAATACGTTTAATAAACCTACGTTAAGAAGAACACTTACGTCAAAAGCCGCAAGAAACTTTCTTCTTGAATTAGATGGTAGAATAGACGGATATAAAACAAATATTAAACTTAATCAAAATCAAGCTGTTCAATTAAACAACATGATTGAAGAAGTTAAAAATAGTTACATAAATAGAGTAAATAAAAAAACCGGTTTAATTGATAGAGAAAAAAATAAAGCTTTTAAATTAAAATTAAAACAAGATACAGCTAAAGCAAACATAGAAAAAGCTATATCACCTAATATAAAAAAAATACCTACTGCATCTTCACAAACAATGGCGGGTAGTTTAATAGAATCATTAGGTGGTTTTACTAATGCTAAAAAAACAGGAACTAAAGTTGTAACTTACGATGCTATAAAAGCACAAGCAGATAAAGTTAATTTTAATTTAAAAGGTTTTAAGCTATTTGAAAATGCCGCTTATAATGCAAAAATACACGGTGTATCTGGAACTATTGAAGAAATAGATACTGCTATTAAAAATAAAAAAATAGATGTATCTGAAGCTAATAAATTAAAATCAGCTTTACAAGATAAAGGAGTATCATCTAAATTAACTCAGTTAGGAGATACAGACCAAGTAAAACAATTTAATAAACCAGAGTTTCAAAAATCTTTTAAAACTTTTCTTTCTAGTGCTTTTAACAAGTACATGAAAGTTCTTCCTGTTGTAGGTGCTCCATTTATGTTAAAAGACATGAAAAGACAGTACGATGAAATAATGGAAGAAAGTAAAAAACCTAGAGAACCGTTGGTTTATAGGAGTGGCGGTAAAGTTAAAAGAACTAAACCAAAAGCAAAACCTTACGCTATGGGAGGTAAAGTCTATAGCAATTCAGTGCGAAAGCCAAATTATTAATAGGAGATAGATATGCCGGGTAACAATTATAACTTCGGAGCGGACTATATTATGAAACAAAGTGAGCAAAGAGTGGATACACCAGATGCTCCTTTAACTCGTATGCCTTTAGAATTTTCAACAGAAATTAAAGAAGGCGATGAGAATCCATTAAATCAACCGTTTCCAAAAGGTAAATCAAAGTCAGCTAAATTAGATGCGTCTATTTTAAACTCAGATAAAGATAAAGATTACTAGAATAAGGATAAATTATGGCGGAAGATGAGCAAGGTATAGACCAAGCTTCAACTGTTCCTGCAGAAGAATTACCCGGAATAATAGGGTATGTTTCTACAAAGTACGATGAATCAAAAGCCTCTAGGCAAACGCATGAGCAACGATGGTTGCGTGCGTATAAAAACTATAGAGGAGTTTATGATAGTACAACTCAGTTTAGAGATAACGAAAAAAGTAAAGTCTTTATAAAGATTACTAAAACAAAAACACTAGCGGCCTATGGTCAGATAGTTGATGTTTTATTTGCTAATAAGAAGTTTCCAATAACAGTTGAACCAACACCTGTACCAGAAGGTATAGCAGAATTTATGCATCAACCTGTTCCGGGAGAAGAACAGCTTACATCACCTATAGGTTTTAATGGTGATGGTAGAGTATTAGAACCCGGTGCACTTGAGGCTACTGCTCCTATGGATAGGTTAGGTGGGTTAAGTGAAAACTATGAAGGTGCTACACTTTTAGAAGGTGCAGGTAGATTACCAAATCAACCTCAAATATCACCTGCTAAAGAAACAGCACTTAAATTAGAAAAGCTTATCCATGACCAGTTATTAGATAACAATGCAGTAAATACTTTACGACATGCTATTTTTGAATCAGTTTTATTAGGAACTGGTATTGTCAAAGGCCCATTAAACTATAATAAAACTATACATAAATGGACACAAGATAAAACTTATGTGCCTTATGAAAAACAAATACCAAAAATAGAAGCAGTATCTTGTTGGGATTTTTTTCCAGACCCTGCCGCTACAAGTTTATCGGATTCTGATTATGTAATACAAAGACATAAGTTTACTCGCTCACAGATGCGTGATTTAAAGAATATGCCATTTTTTGATGAAGAGGCTATTGAAGATTGTATATCAATGGGTGGTAACTACACTACTGAATACTATGAAGATATTATTCAAACATATGATAAACAAGCATATGGGGAAGGATATACATCTGATAGATACGAAGTATTAGAGTATTGGGGTATAATGGATAGAGCGTTCTTAGAAGAAATAGGAACCGATATACCAGATGATTTAAGTTATTTAGATGAGCTACAAGTTAACGTATGGATTGGTAATGCCAATGTACTTCGTGTAGCAATTAATCCATTTACACCACAAAGAATACCTTATCATGCTTTACCATATGAAATAAATCCATATCAAATGTTTGGTGTTGGAGTTCCAGAAAATATGGAAGATGCACAGTTACTTATGAATGGGCATGTAAGAATGGCTATTGATAACTTAGCTTTAGCAGGTAACTTAGTTTTTGATGTAGATGAAGCGTCATTAGTTCCGGGTCAAAACATGGATATATTCCCCGGAAAAATATTTAGAAGACAATCTGGTGTTACAGGAACAGCTATCAATGGTTTAAAATTTCC